TTGAGCATTGAGCATCTGAGCCGCCTCAAGGGCTGCAATGCGTTCGCGTTCTGCGGCTTCTCTGGCGCGACGTTCGTCGTTCCAAATGCGCTTCATGCGAATGATCTTGTCCTTGGCGTCTTTGCTGTATTTGTCAACTTCGTCAACTTCGATCTCAAGCTTTTTGACTTCGTCTGGATTGACTGGCTTGCGGCCACGGTCTTCTTCAGGCGTATCGTCTTCAATCTCGATCTCAATGTTTTCTTGCTCAGCTTTGGCTTCTTGCTTTCCCTGATCTTCTAGTTCATCAGGGAATTTGAAATCTGTATCTGCCATGTCCGGCTCCTTAGTATTGTTTGCGACGGATGCCGCGAGGATCTTGGACGACCGCTTCCACCGAGTCATCATTGATGATTCGGAACTCACGGTCATGGATCACCAAGCGAGTGCCAGCGTTCGGGCGAACCAGAACAAAGTCATGCTCTTGACACCAAGGGCCAGTGGGGAAACGTTTTTCATCCTTGTAGCAATCAGGCCCCATCTTCACAACAAACAACACTGTAGTGAGCAGTTCGTCATTGCGCATGGTTTCGTCGGCTTTTACCAAGCCGCTGTCATATTGCTTTTCCGCTTCAGGGATGGCACACAAAATACGATAGCCTTTTGGTTCGGGCAACGCTTTTGCTTTTTCTTCCGCTGATTTGTTGAGGATTTGCGATAGGTCTACCGCGTTAACCAAGTCTAGGTTTTCACTCATTGTCGGAGTTTTCCATTCGTTGTTCGAGGTCTTTGATGATGGCACATGCAGATTCAAGACCCCGCAACTGTCCGCATGTGTATTTGTATTCCTCGTAGCTCGAACAATGTCCGCGAGCCATGGCATCAGAAAGCATGTACATGCGTTCCTGATACTCTTTCAAAAGGTACTGAAGATTTTGGTCCATTACTCTCCCTTAGGTTTAGGTTTGTTTTGCATTGCCTTCATCTGCATGTTGTGTTTATGCAGATCTACGGCGTGCCCTTTGTCTGCCATGGCTTCTTGTTGCGCCAACGTGGTGGCGTGTTTGACAGCATCCATGGCATGACTGCGCTCGTTTTCCGTCTGGTCTTGGCGGAGTTGAGCGGCTGTCTTGAGAGCATCCATTTGCATGTTTGCATGCTCGCGGTTGTTCTGTTGTTTGATCTGGGCGGCAGTTTTGAGCGCGTCCATTTCGAGTTGTTTCTTGCGCAAAGCGATATCCGCCAAATCTTTTTGTGATTTGCGCTGAACTTCTTGTGCTTTGAGTTGCAACTCTTGTTGTTGCATTTGCACAATTGGGTCTTGTGCTTGCTGTTGCGCTTGCTGCTGGGCGGCTTGACCTTGGTTCATTGCCAGCAAACGCTGTGCGGCCATGGCCAACATCGGTGCCAAGCGAGCTTCGGCTTGTGGGTCCATGTGGACTTCTTCGCCCGACTGATCCATCTGCGGCGGCAAGCTGAAGCCAAGCTGCTGCTCGATCTCCACGCGGTACTGGAATCCCAAGTGCTCGTTGATGTGCGCCATCATGGCCGACTGCAACTGCTGTGCCATTGGGTTGTTTTGCAGCAACGATGCAATTTTGGGATCTTGCATGGCCGACATGTGAACCGCAATGTGGGCTTGGTGGTCTTGGGAGATGAACGCCTTGACCGGTTTCATCATCAGGATGTTTTGGTTCTCGCTGATTGGATCCACGGGCACCATGTCTTCTGGCATTGGGATCAGCTTGGCAGCGTTCTTGATGCCCAGCACTTCCAACATCTGGCGGTGCAACAGGGGCATGTTGTACATCTGCGGCGCGGACTGGGCCAACTGCAAGACGGCTTGGTACTGGACGATCTTCTGCGCCATTGTTGACGCATTGGGATCGCTGACAGGTATAACGTCCACGTTATCGTAGTCCGACTTCTTGGCGCGACGGTCACCTTCTGAAGGATCGTAGTCGTATTCCTAGGGTGTGTACTCGGCAATGATGTACTTGAGCAGTTTGAGCTCTTGCTTCAAGCTGAAATGCACGCGCGCTTGGACGGCAGACATCACCTTTAAGGTGCGTTCAAGAATTGCCAAAGTGGTGCCAACTGGTGCATTGGCCGACATGTCAGACAGGTTCAAATCTGCCGTGTTTGCAAAGCGGCGACCCTCTTCGATGATCTTGTCCATCAGCCCGGCCAACACTTGGCTAGGTTCTTTGTATGGCAACGGCAACAAGTTGTCGCGCAGCGCGCCGGCGGGCACGTCTACGTCACGCCATTCGCCCGGGGCAATCGGCGTATCGTCACCCTTGACGCGCATGCCACGAGTTTTGAAGCCGCCGGGCAGATTTGACAGGGTACCTGCGTCCACCAACTGGCGGATGATGGATGTGCCGCTCTTGGCGTATGCACCAATCAGGTGGATCAAGCCAAAACAGTAGAAGCCAAAACCGGGGATGTAGCCGTAGTGCACCAAGTGGGTACGTTTCTGGTGGCTTTCGTCATCTGGCTCCCAGTTTCTGCGGATGGCCAAGATTTTCATCGAGCTTTTTTCGATGGTGACGATATATGGCAGGGCAATACCGGTTGGATTGCCGTCTTCGTCTTTGTCTTCGTGGCCGGCCAAGTCCAAATTGACTTGCATCTCCAAAATCTTGAATCGGTCGTCCGCCGTTGCGCGGAAACCCATTTTTTCGGCAATTTTCTTCTCAACTTCGTCCAAAGAACTGGTTGGCTCACCCAAATCCACGTCTCTGTAGAAGCCGCCGACCTGCAAAATGCGCAGATCGTTCTCTGTTTTGCGCATCACATGGGTGACGCGGGGTGAAGAATGCAAATCTGACGCTCCGTATGGGACAACAACGTCTTCTGCGGGCACATACATTGACACTTGGCGGCCAAGACCGGGGTCAAAATACACCTTTTTGAAGGCGTTACCAGCCAAACCCAAGCCCCAAAGCATGCGCTCAGTCTCTGGGCGGTACTCAGGCATCTTTTCTGTGAGCTGGTAGTTCATGTCATCTTGAACTCGCTCGGCAGATTCCTTTTTGGCTGGTGTTTCTTTGCCAACAATCACCGTTTTCACGGGGCCGGCAGCCGGGAAAATCGACATCATGGTTTCTGACTGGAACTTCACCAGCGCCTCGGCCAGCAACGGGTGGTAAACACCGCATGCGCCCTCCCATGGTTCGCTACGCTCTTCAATTTTCAGGCCAAGGAGTTCAAGGCCGTCGACGTAGGTTTGGATCCAGTCTTTGCGCGAGGCAATGTCGTCGTCAAAATCGCCAATCAGGTCACCGGCAATCTGTGCCAGCTCTTGCTCGTCCATGTATTCGGCAAGGTTGGCGTTGAAATCGTCTTCGCTTTCTTCTTCGGGCTCTAGCGTGATCTCCATTCCGTCGATGCCAATCGTCACGGCATCAGGATTTTCAATTTCAATTTCGATGGGTTCTTGGCCTTGGGCCAGTTCATCGATTCCTTGGGGAGCTTCGTACAGAGCTTTGTCGATTGCCATGGTGTGCCTTTAATAATATGCGTATGTGCGGCGCTTGACTTTGATGTCGTCTTCTTCGTCAGAGTCTAGTCTGATAAAGCCGCCTTGACGGAAACGGATGAGCGCTTGGGTTGAAGAGTCAACCAAGTCGTCGTGTGCTGCATTTGGAAACGATGCCATCTGTTCGATCACTTCGTGTGCCCATCTCATGTCTGGAGCCCATACTTTACCCGAACGGAACAGGTCCGTCACGGAATTTAAACGCACGAATTTATCGTTGCCGCGCACCGGATTGTATGGGTACACCGTAATGCCCATGCGTTGCAATTCAAAAATAAGTGGCGAGCCCGCCGCTTTGGCTTCAATCACGCACGTATCAGGCTGCCATTCCCTGTACATCTCAATGGCTTTGTCCTTCAATTCCGGGAACTCCATGCGCTCCTGAAAGGCGTCGAGCAGAATAATGTTTGGGTCGTTTTGGTTTTCGTCTTTGTAGAAAACACCCCACGTTGTGCATGCCGAATAGTCAGACCGTTCATTTTTTGTGAACGCCGTGTCCCAAGATTGGATGATGAACTCACATGGCGGCGCGCGCTCGCCCTCCCACATCTTCCACCACTCCCGCTTGACCAGAGCACCTTCTTCGCCCGTTGGCCTTTGTTGGTACTGAGCATTCCACTTGGACGGCGGCAACTCTTCCCGCAAAGCTTCAAGTTCTTTGATCGACCAAAATTCTGGCCATAGGGGATTACCCGAGGGTAAGATTGCCGGCAGTTCAATGATGTCCCACTCTTCTCCAGTACTACGTTTCATTGCATCCGCAAGTACCCGTCCCGTAAGGTCATTTTCCGCCCAGCGTGTGTTGTGACTA